ACTGTGTAGTAGATTGGATCTGATGGCTCTGTTACTGTTCCATTAGTCTTAACGATAGTTTCTTCATATAAGGACCATCCATAACTAACACTAGAGGTAGTCCATTCTGAACCGTCCCATATTTTTAATACACCTTGTGGGTTTGAGTCATCATCAACAATATATGCATAGCCCACAAGAGATCCCTGGTTGGGAAGCAAGGATGTAGTTGTTCTTCCAAGATAAGTAAATGTTGTAGCAAATCCTAGTGGGACTTTGATTCCATAAAAAATTTCTAAGTGACCATCTTTGGGAATTATTGGAGAGTCGTCTAGTCTTAAAGAGTTTTCATTAAACTCAATTGCATCTACCCAAGAGCTTCCCTTTAGTACTTGTATTTTAAATCTTTGTGGAACTGTAGCGTTTGAGTATGCAAAGAGAGGGTCTTCAATTACTAAGTCCCCTGAAGTTCTCATGCTGCCAAGGTTAACTGATCCTACGTTTGTTTGAATCTTTACAACAATTCTATTTGCATTTACAGGATTCTTATAAACAATAAATGGACAGGCATCATCAATACCATACCCATCTATCCCGATAGCAGCGGGAGTTGAAATTCCTCTCTCTGTTCCATTTTCTGTTCTGTAAGAACTCCAATATTTAAAGTAATCATTACGAGAGGGCATGTAGTATCTTGGCCTATCGCCAGATCTAACATTGTCAATATATGATCCCGCTAAAAATCTTGCTTTATTTATTCCAGACCTTGGTCTAAATGGAAGAAGGCAGTCTCCCAGAGAGTAGTACAAGTCTTTTGTTTTATCTACAACAGAAAAATTTTCATCTTCAGTATCTGAGTACTCTTTGTATGAAAGCTCAGCTTCTGTATAGTAGTCTCCAGTATCAAACTCATCGTATGTAGATATTGCTTCCAGGAACTTTGCTTCTGTCCCAAATGGGCGGTAGCGATAGTTTCCAACTCTAGAAACATTATCTAAATCATTTAAATTAAACTCAGCTAAGATGAGAGAGGATATCTTTAATGAGTGACTATTGGAAAACGCATCTTGTAGGTCTGAGTCCTCAAACATTAAACTTCCTCAAGACTAACAGATATATCCCACATGTCATAATTTGTTCCGCCACGTTTAATTACGTCATGGTCAAATGAGGAAAAGAATACCTGTAAAACTTGATTATATTCTGCTAAATGACCATAGGTATTTTCAGTAAACTCATTGTATTTATCATATGCAAGAAGAATATAAAACGATCCTGTATGATTTTCATACCAATTTACAATGTCTACGCCTCCAGCTCCTAAGTCTGCTGTGAAATCTTCTACATTGTTGGTCAATACGCCAAGATCAGAAAATGTTGCAGATGCGGAAAATGCACGGGAAGGCAAAAGATTCCATGAAAAAGAAAGTCTCTGTTTATCTGCTATGTGATAAGATCTCATAGTTCCATTAATCATTCTTTTTTTGTTCTCTATTCTTTCACAAGATATAGAAATCTCTGATCTATTGTGGTCAGAAAGAATTATAAAGTCTTCAAATTCTGTGCCAACTGGAACAAACTTTCCATTGCTTTTTTCATATGCATCAGCCCAGACAATTGCTTGGGGTCTTGAATAAGCAGATCTTCCAGCCATATATAAACTATTAGCCACGGATGTTATTACTCCTTATACCTTTATTTTCAGTCATTTTAATCTTTTGCATCACGGCGTTTGCTACATCATTTGCATCCATGTCGGAGCCATTTAACGTTACGTTTACATTATAATTATACATTGATCCAGACTTTTCTGTTTTATTAGAAGAATTGAAAGAGTTAGTTTTCATAGTTGGGAAGACTTGACCATTTAGTAATTCTAGTAAAGGTCCATATTGTTCTGCAACTCTTTTTCTTACAACAAATTCCCCTGGGGTGAGCAGAGCTGGAACCTTGTCTGTCATTCCTCTTCCAGGAACGATAGATCCATATGCATATTTTTTAGCTGATCCTCCATACATCATTCCTGGAGCACGTTCTGTAGATCCTTTGTAATTTACCATTCCACCTATAGCATAATTAGAAATAAAACCACCAAAAGCTCTGTTTGCTGCTCTTGCTTTTGCTGCATTTGCTGCTGCTCTTACTGCTGCTGCTGCATCTGCTGCCCTATCTGCTGCTGATGGTCCTGCTACTCTTTTTGCCGCTGCTTCCGCTGCTGCTCTTGCCCTGTCTGCTGCTGCCGCTGCTGCTGCTTTTGCTCTTTGTGCTTCTGCTTCATTTGCTTTTGCTTGCGCTGCTGCTCTCGCTTTTGCTGCATTTGCTGCTGCTTCCGCTGCTGCTCTTGCTGCTGCTGCATCTCTTACTGCTGCTGCTGCATCTGCTGCCCTATCTGCTGCTGATGGTCCTGCTACTCTTTTTGCCGCTGCTTCCGCTGCTGCTCTTGCTGCTGCTGCCAATCTTGCTGCATCTGCCAATCTTTGTGATTGATCTGCTGTTGGTGTTGGTGCTGATGGTGCTGATGGTGTTAATGTTTTTACTGGTGGTATATTAACAGAATTCGATCCCCCTCCACCGCTACCGCCGAGGTACCCGCCACCAGTGGTTAGGGCTGGACCAGCTGGATTTAAAAGCATCCCGCTTTGACCAATAGGGTAAGGGTCGGGTGCTGGCTCTGCTGGTGTTGCTTCTGTCTCCCCAGCATTATCTCCTGGAATAGTTTTGTTTAAACGATCTTGATCCTTTTGGAGATCTTTTAATTTAACTCTAAGATTTTCTAGCGCCTCTGCAGCGTTATTATATTTTGTTGCAAGCCTATCGGCTTCATTATTTATTTGTATTTGCAAGTCATATATTTTATTTTCAGCAGGTAGTATTTTAGTACTTTGAATTATATAAATCTCATCTTGAATTACTCTTTGTCTCATCTGAAGATCTTCAATATCTTTATTAATCTTTTTCTTTTGCTTTTCTATTTCAAGAATTTTATTTTGAATGTTTTGAGTTGCTTTTTCTTTTTGAGACTCAAGAGCAGATCTTGCCTCTTCTCTACTTTGTCTGGCAAGTTCTTGTGACATTCCCAAAGCACCTTGGGCTGCAGCAGCAACGTCACCACGGGAAAGTGCTTGAGCAACATCAAGTTGCCCCTGCTTAAGTTTTGCAATATTTTCTTCTCTGTTATATATTTCATCAAGAGCTTCAATTTGAGCATCATATGCTTCAGAAGTTTTATCAGATAGTTCTTGAAGCTTTTCTATTTGATCGTCAAGGGGTTCAAGTTCTCTTTGCTTAAGTTCAATGTTTCTACCAATTATATCAACTTCTTGTTGTTTTCCTCTAACAATCTTTTCTTGCCCGTCAATAATTTTTTGCTGAGCTTCAACCAGATCTTCAAGAGGTTTAACTATCTCAATCTCTTCAATCTGACGTTGAACATCTTTTATTTCCATAAGGTTGTCGCGTTTTTCTTGTTCAAGTCTGCCTGGATCTCTAGCATATTCTGCTGCTTTTAATTTATTATAAGCATCTGTAAGGAGTTCTACCTTTCCAGTAGCATCCCCTGCTTTTAATCCCGCTGCTGCCAGTGCAGCAGCTAACTCTGGAGTTTTTCCTTCATTAATAAAACCTAGTTCTGCAACTAATAATGATGTTTGAGTTTTCATGTCAGTAATAGACCCTGAAATTTTTTGAGCTTGATTGATTATAGGAGCATCTCTTTCTGCTGCTTCTCTCGCTTCTTTAAAAGCTTGTAATTTTTGATTAATCTCCCTTTTTTCTTCTTTACTTGTTCCTTTATCTTTTAGTTTTCTTCTTAGCTGTTGAGCATAAAGAAGATCTTCATCAGAAATGAGTTCTCTAATAGCATTTATGTCATCTTCATATAGACCCTTGTCTGCTAATTTTTTATTGTATTGTGAAGAAAGAGCAGTTTTTTTAGACTCTTGAACCAATGCTTGTGGAGTTAATGCAGCCATTGCTGCGGCGTCTGAAATCTTTGTTTTTTGGTAATCAGCATATGCTGCCTTGACTTTTTCAAGTCCACCCTTGATAAGTTTTAGTCCTGCTGCACCTTGAGACCTTAAATATTCTAAAAATTCAGGTGCAAATGGGCCAGCTATAAAGTTTTTAAATCCTTTTTCATTTTGAAGATTTGATATACCTTTAAAGGTTTCCCCTGATAATTTTGCTTGTTCTTTAAGTTGTTGGGCTATTGACTTTTCTCCACCGCCACTACTACCTGAGCTAGATCCAGAGCCAGGAATTGGTGCAACAGTTGCCTCTACTAATGCTTTTTCTGTACCTATTTGACTTTGCAAAGATGCAATTCTTTTCAAAATTATTTGTCTTGATTCTGCATCTGTCGCAGTTTTTAGTGCTGCCATTGCACTGTTTAATTGCATAACAAGTGATAAATTTTTAACTTCATATCCCATTCTTATTTCAATCATTTGTTCTTGAACAACTGGATCTAATTTATCAAAGTTTTTAAATTGTTCTCTTAGTCCAGCTATCGCATTTGCTGCTGCTTCTTGTGGAGTTCCTCCTGCTATATTTTTTCCACTATAAGCAACAGCAATATCTATCATTGCTTTTTTTCTAATTTCTGAATTACCACTTTCTAAGTCTTTCATGGCTTTGTTAAGTTTTATAACATTTTTTGATACTTGCTCTGGAGTAAGTGGTTTTCCTTCTGCGTCAAGGGTTAGAAATTCCATTGCTGCAGTCATATTAATATTTGGATTAAGATTTTCAATAATTTTCCATTGATCTTTTAATGTTTTTGCAGCAGCACCAAATTTTAATAAATCTGCTGGGTCTGTTGTGTCAATTTTCAAACCCTTTATCATTTCATCTGGCAAAGACATAATATCTTCCTGCGCTATGGTTAACTTTGTAATTGATGAAATCATTTCTGCTGGAGTATTTTCTCCTTCAGTTTGAATTACATATCTAATTACTTTTTCAACTACCCCACCTTCTGCTGCTCTAGCAAAAGCTTTGTTGATTTTTTCTGATCCATCTACTTCTCTAACTGCTTTTCCATAGGCATCACTTTTTTGAATTGCGACTGCCTGCTCTACTCCAACTGATCCTGAAAGAGATTGAAGTCCGAATGCAATGTCTGTTCGTCTTCTTTCTTGTTCTTCAGGAGAAATAATATTTCTTCCTGTATCTCCAGTCTGTATTCCAGCAGACTTAAGCGTTTCTATACCAGTTTTTAGAAGATTTTCTGGTAAGGATGCAATATAATTTTCAATTAAAGCTGTATTTCCTCCAGCTGCTTCAAATTCCTTACCTATTGTAACAACATCACTTGACTGTCCCTTTGTAATTCCTGGAATATTTTGTGCAAACGTAATAAATTGTGCAGTAGCAATACTTGCTCCATCTCGCAATGCCTTAAGTGCATCAACGTTGTACATAATTTCTTGACCAAATTGAGCAGCTTGTTCAGCAGTCATGTCTCCAGCAAGTACGGATGCTTTAATTGCCTCATTTAGTCCCTCAAGATCGACCTCTCTTGCAAGATCTTGTGCTTCTTTTGATTCTTCAACTAAGGAGGTTTGTTGTGTAGAATCAAGTTCACCAAAAGATTTATCAAATTGTACATCTGCTTGTTGCTTAACAAATTCTTTTTGATAAGCTGATTGTGAGGGCGTTATTACATCTACCATCCCCAATGCCGCCCCCACTAGGTTTCCACTAAGTAGGCTTAATGCAGGCCTCAAATAATCTTTTGATTCGCTAAAGCCAAGGGAAGATGTTCCAATGTTTGTTGAATTAGTAATTGCACCTACCTGATCTTCTGTATAGCCTGCTGCAACCATTTGTTGATCCAGAGCTTGTCTTGCGGCACCTTGTTCAGCAGCATTGCTAACAGATTTTTTAATAACATTTGTGTATTGTTCTTGAGCCGTTCTTGCTTCTGTTATTGCAGTATGATATTCGTTCCAACCAATTGTTCCTTCTGCGTATTGCTGTTCGGCAACTCCAATTACATTTCCATAATCTTGAATTATTTGTGTGGCTGCCCCTATAGCTCTACCAGCGGTTTCATTTGAAAGGCTTGCTTCCCCACTTGATACTGCAAGTTTTGCAAGAGAACCATCGGCATCAACTGCCGCTTTACGCATATCAGCAATTTCTTTTATAGCAGAAGTTCCAGTTTTTTGTCCTGATATAGATGAAACAGCTTGATTTGAAAGAACAGAGTCTCCAAGTTTTAATCCTACTGCTTTAGCAAAAGTAGTTGCTGCTTTCTGATCCATCATTCCAGATGCTATTGCTGTCTTTAAATAATCTGATAGTTTTTGGAATCTTTCAGCAGATGTTGAATTTTGAAGATCTTCAATAAACTTTTGTCCAGCACCAGATTCAAATACCCCAGAGAATTCATTTGCGATTGTTGCTTCTTCTTCTGAAGAAATTCCCATTACTGCTTTTTGTCTGGCTTGTGCAGGAGTTTCTGTTCCTAGTACTTGTGCCATTGTATTTAATGCATTTGCAGTAGCACCAATATTTGCTCCAAACTCCGCTGCTTTAGTGGCAGCATCATCTACACTCTTTCTCCAAATATATAATCCAGCACCTACTGCTGCTAAAGCTGCTGCTACTGCTGCTGCTGGAAGTGCAATTGCAGCAAGTGGTGCTAGCATTGGTCCAAGCATTGGTAGCATACTGCCCATGCTAAGAGCCATTCCTCCAGCATTCATGGCTGCCCCTAGTCCTGCATTTGATTCACCAACAGAGCCTGCACCCATCATTAAGGCTCCACCAGCCATTCCTATGCCCATGGAAGCTCCCATGCCCTTCATTCCACCCATAGATTGAAGACCTCTACCAATGGCTGAGTTTGCTTTATTTTCTTTTCCAAATCCAAGTGTTCTTGAAGAAAATCCTCTTTGTCTTGTAGTTGTTGTTCTTCTAATTGCTATGGCACGACCAATTTCTCTTCCAATTGTTTTATCATCCATAGCATTTCTACCCAATACTGCGTCTGACTGATATTCATATATTGGGGAACCTTTTTGTGCAAGAGCCTTTGCCTTTTCTGGATCTTTAATTGGCTTTCCATCTGCACCAAATCCAATGATATCTCCACCTTCTGCATATCCCATTAAAGTTCCATTATTAACAGAGCGTAGTAAATCTAAATTCTTTTTTGTAGCATCTTTATTGATAACAAATTCACCTGGAGTAAGTACTGCTGGTACTGTGTCTTTATTCCCTACCCCTGGAACTATGTTTCTAGATGTTTTTGTTGAATCAAATATTTCTCCACCAATATTTCTCATCTGAGGAAGAATGCCACCCATGTTAAGTTTTGATACAACATTTGGATAAGATACTTCTCTTCCTCTTCCCCAGTTAACAAAGGCAGCCATATTTTCAGATTCATCATAAAGTCGATCTAAGTCGGGCTTTGCTTTATCGCGGGAAACTTCTCCTCTAACAATTGCCATTCTTATTTTTTTAATTTCTTCTTTTGCCTTGTCGTATCTTGCTTGAGCTTCTTCTCTTTCTACAATTCTAGTTTTTGGCCTTCCCGTTAGTCTTGCACCTAAAAGGGCAACCTCTTTTTCGTCAAGGATTTCATTACTTGCTGCTGGATTATTTATTCTTTGTTCATCTCTGGGAACAATTCTTCCGCTTACATCAAAGTATTTTTCTCCCTTCTTTATAGAAGTTTTATAAATTGTAGGAATATTTGATTCTTGTAAATCATCAATAATCTTTTGATGACCAGCAATAAATTCTTGATCTCTTTTAATTCTTTCTTCAAGTTTTTTCTTGTTGGCTTTCCAAATAACACCACCAGATGCTTGAATTTCTTCTGGAGTTAGTCTTAAACCTAATGCCCCATTTTCTTGATTAAATGGAGACCATGTTTTCAAAGGGTGTGGACCATCTGGCCCCAAAGATCTTAACCAATCTATATCTCTTTTCATTCCTTGACTTCTTTGAGCAATTTGGAATTTTGAGTTATTCATTTTGTCAAATAATCTAGAGCTTTCTATAAATCTTCCAACACCCTTACCTGTTGACCAGCTAGAGACTTCCTTTAAAGTTCCTCCGCTTATTGGGTCAACAGATCCTCTTGTTATGTCTATCTTTTTTCTAGATGTAGACAATCCTCTTTTTATGTTTGCTGGGATGTTTTGCAACATGTCATCTCTATTTGATTGACTAATAGATGTTGTCATTCTTGAGAACCATTCAACAATGTTTGCTGGGATGCGGCCTCTTGCACCTCTTGCTGCATTTGCTGCTGCAGCAATTCCTCCTCCTCCTAGCATTGAAATCATTCCACCCATATTAAGTTGGGACGATTCTGACATAACGTATCTTCCTGATGATTTTCCAGTGCTCTTTAATCTTGATGTTCCTTGCATTCTTAAAGAGTCGTATAGTTTTTCAGGAAGATTTCTTTTTAAAATATCTGTAAAGATATTATCAAATTCTCCTGGTTTAAGAGGTGTTTCGCCTATACTTCCAAATATATTTCGTGCATCATTGTATGATCTTTCTATTGCTGGAATAGATATTGTGTCTGGTATACCTAGTCTTCTTGCAGCTTCCAGCTGCAAAGAAAATGGATGAGCAGGAGTGTTTGCAAGATCGTTATAGATATCTTCTCCAGTTATCTTTCCAAAAGAAGGTCCACCTTTAAGACCTTGATTAACTCTTGGTGATTGCCAAATCATTAACCCTGGATGATAAGTTCTTTCATCATCAATTTTAATTCCCTTGGCAACGTGACCTCTTTGCAAAAATTCTGCAGACAACATGCTTTCGTCCAAAACATCTCTTCCAAGGCTAGAGCTTGAACCCATTATTCTTTTTCTATCATTTTTTTGCAATCCCCCTCCCGTACCCGTCAACCAACCTGGAAGCAAGCCCCGTGAACTTCCCGACAATCTTTGAAAGTTTTTCATTAACATTCCTATATTGGCATACTGTACTCCAGGAATCATTCCACCCTTGTTTGCATGAGTGGCTTGACCAGATCCTCTTAGACCTGCATAATCAAGAACTCCTTCAGGTCTTCCTAGATTTCCAGCTTCTCTTCCTGCAAGGTTTCCAATATTTATCTGTCTACCATCCATGTCAACATAAAGATCTTTTTTATTTTTTCCTGATGAATATTGAATTCCTCTAGCATCTAGGGTTTGTTTTATTAGTGGCAAAGATGCATTTGCATTTACAGCATCTCCTTGAAGCACATCCCTTATAAAATCATTTCTTCTTGTTTTGGGAAATCCAGCAGAGTCTAAATATTTTCTTACAGCATTACGAGAGGCTTTTTCAAATCTTCCGTTAGTAATACCTGTCATTGGAAGTTTTAAGATTTCTTCTTTATAAATTCTGTCAAAAACATTTCTATCTAATTTTGCACCCAAATAACTGTCTAGCTGTTTTGCCAATGGGGAATAAACATCTGGTGTATTCAATTCTTTAAGAAGATTATCTCTTGTTAAATCCCCTCTCATCATAGCTAGGTTTGAGTCTTGAGACATTCTAAAAGTTAGGTTTCCACGAGTTTTTAATCCAAGCTGTTCTGGACTAAACCCAAGTCTTTCAACAGCAAATCTTAAAGTGTCTACCCTTACATTTTGTCCTTTTTGATATTTTCCAGTTAAAGTATTGTATAGGTCTTGTGAGCTTCTTGAGGATGCTGCGTTTGATGCTTGAGTTTTTCTAGTCCCCCCTCTACCGCCCATTGCAATTGGAATAGTTGCTGCCTCTTGTCTTTGAGTCTGTACTCTTGCCATAACTCTTTGCATTGCAGCGGTCATACCTGCCCCACCACCAGTATTCAACATAGAGACTGGCTTTCCACTATTAATGGCATGAAGCAAAGAGAAGTTTTCCTGTGTGGCCTTTTTGTTTACTACAAACTCTCCAGGTGTTAGAACTGCTGGGACGGTATCTCTATTTCCAACCCCTGGAATAGTGCCTCCACTGTTTCTTGCAACTATTGGAAGAGGTCTGCCTGCAAGATTTGACGATCCTCCTCTAGCCCTAGTCATTGCTGCGCCAGGAATTGCAAATGCTCCTCCTGCGACTGAAGCTTTTGAGGCGTCCATCATTCTTGCAGCAAGAATTTGATAAGAAGCTGCTAATTCATCAACTGCTGTACTTGCTACTCCAGCAGCTAAAGGCTGGTCTCTTAATGCCATATTTACAAACTCAGTGGATTGTCCCAATTGCATTGCAGCGTTTGCTGCGTCCATTTCTGCAAGACTCATGTATTTTAATGTTTGACTTACTGCCTGAATTGAACCAGATATTCCACCTTTTGTAAATCCCTTAAAGGCTACTCCAATAACATTTCCAAATTTAATAAGAGTTCCTGTTAGGTTCATTAACAAACCTAAAAACATAGTTCCTGCTGGGATTAAAATACCAGTAATTACTGTTCCAAATCCAATAAACTTTTTAGCAAAGTCTGGTAAAGAATTAAATTTTTCTACTAGGCTTCCTAGAAATTCAAGAACAGGAATAGCTAGTTGAGTAAACATTTCTCCAATTGGAGCTATGGCAAGCTTTAGTCTTTCCATTGCTGCGACAAATTTTGTTGCAGAAGAATCTTCAATAGCACCAAGTTCTTTTGTAGCAGAAGCAGCAAGTTGTGCTGCTGACAATGCAGCAGTATCCATAACTCGTGAAGCTTGAGATCCATCCTTAATAATATTATTAAACAAAGCTCCAAGTCTTGCATACTGGTATTTTCCAAATACCTTTTCAAGTGCTTGTTGTTTTCCAAATTCATCTAGAGTAGCTAATGCTCTAGCAAAACCTTGAACAGTTCCCATAAGATCTCCGCGATTTGCGTCAACAATTGCATTGATATTTATACCAAGTTCGCCTAGCTTTTCTACTGCTCTGTTTGTTGGGTTAATCAAAGAGGCAAGACCAGATTTTAATGCGTTTGCTCCTTGAGCAGCAGAAACACCGCCTTCCTGCATAGCAGCAAGCATTGCAGCCATGTCTTCTACAGATCCACCAAGACCTTTAATAACTGGAGCAACTCTTGGAATAGCCTGTGCAAGATCTTGCAGGGTAACAACTGTTTGGTTTTCTACCATGTTCAAAAAGTTAATTGTTTTTGTTAAATCTTTACTCTGTAGACCAAAGGCTGTTTGCAAAGCTATTGTTGTTTCAAGTGCTTCACTTTGTTCCATTTGACCAAGTGTTGCAAGTCTAGTTGCTTCTCTGGTTGCATCAATAAGATCTGCGCCCTGGGAACCAGCAGCGGCAGCTTGAGCAGCCAGACCAATAGTATCTTTTACTGCAATTCCATACTTTGTATATTCTTTTGCCAATTCCTTAACAGCTTCAAGGTTTGCTTCCATCTCTTCTGGTGGTGTAAAAGCATCTCCATAAACTTTTCTAAAGTTAATTGTTTCTTTTTCAATTTCTCTAAATACTTTTCCAGATGTGGCTGCAAAAATTGTAAGTGGTACTGTAAAGCCAACCATAAGCTGACGACCAGCCCACTGAGTATTCTTACCAAAATTAATCATTGATGTCGTTGATTGGGTAAGCATTGCTCTATGAATTGCTAATTTTTGTGCTGAAACTGCTGCTTGAGAATTAAAGGCTTGAAGAGGTCTAATTGCAAGTGACTCTCTAAATCCATTTGCTGCTGAACCAGTGGCTATAAATTGAGTTTCTAATGCTGATGCACGGGCATTTGCCAATGATAGGACTGCTGCTGCTTCATTGCTACCCTTTTTAAATCTTGCGTTAAAGAATTGACCTATTGTTCCTTGTCCCTTTTGAAGAGTCTTGTCTAGTCTAGAGGCAGCGGTTTGCATCCTTACTGTTTCTGCACTAAATAATCCTCCAGCATTAACCATCTCAGAAAGCTCTGATGCAAGATTTTTTGCTGCGCTAGCTTGAACTCTATTGTTAGTATTTAAAGCTGACTGAAATGAGTTTATCTGAGCCTGAAGCTGCCTAAGACTTTGAGCAGCGTCACTAGTATTGATGTTGACATCAATATTAACTCTAGTATTTGCCACTTTAAATTACCTCATAGTCAAGTCCTGCGCCAATTCCGAATCCAGTTCTTGAGGCATTTTTGCCACGAAGAGTAGTTATGTCCTTTGGATCGTTTGACGCGCCCTTGCTATTAGCCTTTGCTTTTATTTTTTCCCATGTGTCCATGGCATTGGATTTTGATTTATCAATATCTACACCTTGAATTGCTGCAAAGAATTTCTTGTTTTCATAATCTTCTTGATTCTTTGCTTCAAGGATTGCGACTAGTTCTGGCATTGATAAATTATCCTCCAATTCTTGGTAATCTTTCCAGTGTCCCAGAAGGAATACCCTTGATTCTAGTACGACGAGATCTAGCTCTAGCCAGCTAGAGCCGCCGCCAGTGCGTTTGGGTCATTCAACTTAATACCAGATGCTACTTCAATAATTTTGTACACCGTTGGTAGATCAATGACCTCTTCTAGCTTTTCTTTTGTTGCGTAATCCTCGTTGTACTGCTTCATTGCAATTACTGCACAATCAAGAAGCAGGTCCATTGACTTAATGTTGTCAGATGCAATATCTTCATCACCAATCTTCTGGAACTCCTTCATAAAGTCACGAAGAAGTGTAATCTTTAGTGGTCGCATCTTGATGTTTACTCCATCAATTAGCTCTACTTCTACTGTTTCATATACGCTCGTTGCCATTATAATCCTTTCTGGGGTTATATATAAATTATATCATAGGCATGTAAAAACTTAGCCCGTCCAACCTTTTGGCTGAACGGGACTAAGTATATATTATTTAGTTTTTATTAAATTGTTATTACGGACCTAGTACGCGGTCTACGATCTTGCCGTATGAACCATTTGATGCTGGTAGAAGACGGAAAGATACCTCGAACATTGTTGGCTCGTCACGTTTTGCTGAAGCCGTTACACTCTCAATTGAGAGGGCACGGTGAGCAACATAAACACGCTCAACGCTGTCTGCACCTGTAGCTGCTGGATCGCCAGATCCTGGACCTACAGCTATAATTGCACGTTCTAGTGGAACCTCACCAAGATTACCAGATTGAATAACCATTGATTTCTCATCTGGATCATTGTCATCATAGTCTGCATCAGAACCTGCTGTTGCTACTACTAGATTTTCTAGAGTACCTTCAGCAAATGCTGTTACTAGGTTGACCTGCATACCCTGCTTGTATAGACGAGCTACGTCAAGGAGCTGATCTACCTGAACCTCACCGAAGTCTGGCTGGAACTGAATTTCTAGACCGTTCATAGTAAAGCCTACGTTTCTCCAGTTGGCAGAAGCTCCCGCTGCTGACAATGAATCTGCGTAACGTGTTCCATCAACGAATGCTGGAATATCAGATGCTCCTGCTCCATCAAATGCGTATACTGCTGGTGTTGAACCTTCAACATACTTAAGTGAAGATGATCTTGCTACGAAGATCTGAGCTGCACCTACGATAATATTTCTTGAATCACCTAAAGTTGCCATATTTTTATTTCACCCCTTATTTCTTTTTTTTTATTTGTATTACATTTATTGCCTTTGTTGCTTGGCGTGGGGCGTTTCCTCATCTTTATTATAGTGGCATAATTTAGCCATTATTATAGATGTTTGTAGTGTGATAGTCATATTTTATAACGACATTGGTTGAAAATGTTTTTTGAAGCCCCAGGGTTTCTGTGCTATTGCCTACATAATTAACTTGAGAAGCATTTATGCAATGAAAGTTTATTTTGTTATTCTGTATAGTTTGACCAGCAAATTGATTTACATCAAATGCCGTTCTATCTTCTCTATCTGCAACATTAATAATAAAATCTCTCCAATAAAAGATCTCTTCTAGACTTGCCCCTCTTATTGAATACATCATCTGGGCACACTTGACTGGATAAAAATACTTATTGTTTACTCTTCCTTTCATAAAAGAGTCATATATGATGTAAGGTTTAGGTCCCCATTTTGCATCCCCTGATTTATTATCTGAAACAGGAAAAATTGGAGTGACCCCTGAATATGTTGAAAAAGAAAATCCAGGAACATTAGCTGCCCCGTTAAGCTCAAATTGTTTCCATATATATTTATTTATTATTGGCTCTACTAGATTACTCATAGTCTTCTCCTGGGGAATTTATTATCCAACTTAGAGCTGATTGTCTGCCAATAGATGAGGCTCTTTTTGATTTTACTGCAGAGTTAAATCCTGACTCAAACTCTCTTGACTTTGTAAAATAATCATAAAATCTTATAGACCTTAGATATACTTGATCAAAGTAATTGTTATAAAACTCTTCAAAGGCTCTAACAAAAGATCCTCTAACTTCTTCCCCTCCAGGATTTTCTATTACAATTGGTCCAGTCCTAAAAAATTCTTCACCGTCAATTTGAAAGAATAATGCTTGAGCACTTACTTCATTTACCTGAACAGCTATGCCTTCTTCCATTATCTCTGCTTTGTCAAAGAAAGGCTCTGATCCATTTTCTGGAATGCTTGTTGATGACAAAAAATTTGATGAAACCTGGACTTTCTTTCCAGAAAGAACTTTTTTTAATTCTACTAGCCTTGCTCCAGGGTCTCCAACCTGCCCCCACTCATATACATGATGAAGCATTCCTGGGTTTGTTCTAGCAAGAACATCAAGGTATTGATAAAAAGCAGAGATGCTTGTGCTAGCCAACTTGCTTGCTACATATGACTCTTTGGCTTTAGTTTCTTTTATGAATCCCTCTGAATAATCAACTACATTGTTTAATACCTTCATAGCTTCTTTAGAATTTATTTTTATAGTATACAAGACTGATCATCTGCCCGTCTTAGAAAAATTCTATACCCAAAAAAATTATGGAATGGATCAAACATGGGCTCTACATTTCCTATTTCAAAAACAGTTGGCTCATCTAAAATTTCAAACCAAACAACTTTTCCGCTTGGGTCTTTTATATTTGTTATTAAAATTTCTGTTATGGAATAAGAAATATCGTCGCTTGATTTTAATATTTCATCTGCTGTTCTAAAGTCTAGTTTATAAGAATACTCAATAAACTTTTCTGAACTAATAGCATTTGCAATAGCAGAGTCTGGTCTTTCTTTTATGGCTGAGCAATTAATTACTCTATCAAAAGACCAAGTGTTTACCATTTCCCCAAATGAACTTTGCTCAGCGGTAGAGTAATATATATCTGCTGTCATTGGATACATGAGATCTGACAAGTTTCCATTAGGCAACATTAGATTACCCCTGGTCGAATTCTATTCTTATATCTTATTAGTAGTTTGTCTACAATCAAGTTTCCTGTACCCGCAGAAGATCCTGCTGCAAACTTAATCTTAAATTCTTTGTTATCAAACTCAGTTATGTTTCTACTAAAGTACCTTGTATTTCCTTGAACTAAATCTTGCATCAGCATTTCACAAGCCTCTTCAATATCTGATGGAATAACTTGATATCCAAAGCTGGCATCAAGTAGGTAGTCAAATCCAGGAGAGAATGTTACTGCATAGTTTCTATCTCTCCACACCTTGGTGTATTCAACTTTATTCTGAATTTCATCTTCAAGTACAATTGAGCTTTTGTCTATGCTTATCTTATATTGTTCATATGAGTCATCATCTTTTATATAAATAACTTCATTGTTCTCCCACATTTGATAAAGAACAACAATTCTTTCATCAATGGGTAAATAGTCTATTCCCATTCCAATAACTTCTTTTAGTTTACGAACGAATTGAAAAGACCCTACCTCAGCCTCAATAATTCTTCTCGCTACTTTCTCTGCTTCTACAGCTTGACCAGTAGTAATTCCAAGTTTTGTTTTTACCGTTGTAAGATCGCAATAGGGCTTTACAATATCTATGCCTGCGGATAGAACAAGGTTGTTTGATGGGTCATATACGTTTGCAAAAAGATTTACAGAATAGACAAGGTATTTGGAGTTTAATGTAAACCTTGCAACCTTTGAAGCATTAGATGTTGCTGATGCAGAAAAAGATTCTCCTGTAAATAAGTCTTCATACTGCATAACATATTGTAAAGATGCAGATGGCATTACGAGATCAATATAAATTGATGTTGTTTCTGGTAGTCTAAGAATTTCCATTTTTATACCTCAAAAGCTGAGGCAACTTCTTGCGGAGTTGCTTGCCTTACCTTATCTGAAATTTTTAACCACTCTTCAGCTTTATCAGAATCTACGATAGTGTAGCCATTATTTAGTCTTCCAAGAGATGGGTGGAAAATGGAATTAGGAGCAAAGAGCGCAACTTTAACTGGATCTGTTTGTGTTTTTTGTATTTTAGATTGTGTGTTTTTTACAGATACCTTTTTTGTGGGACTTGATTCCATAATTCCTCCTATCATTTATTATATCATCTCAATAAATGCTTAAGAGGGGAGCCAATCGACTCCCCTCCGCTGCATTTAGAAACAATTATGACTTTTCGCCGTAAGCTACTGCGTCTGTTTCTTCGATCTGCACACCAAAACGAACGAACACTGTATATTCTACTGTGTCTTTCTTTGGCTTGAACTCGCGGTGGACTGTAACATCTCTCTGGAATCCCCAAATTCTGTTTTCTGGGAATGTTAGTGAGACATAATCATCTGGCATGTAAGGAACTTCCATGATGGGTAGTCCAAGAACGCGGTACTGTAGTGGAGCACCGACAATCTGTGGAACGCTACCGTCAACAATTCTTTCTACAATTCTTTCGGAATTGAAGTTGCCTGTTTGGGCAAGACTGTTAAGTAGGCTTGAGATTGTTGGTGAACCTGCATAGAACTTCATTGCAGATCTTGAACCACGGTACTTGCGTGGCATGGCTAGGACAATATCTTGTAGATCCTGTACGGTCCATGCTGAACCGCTGGAAGTGACAGATGCTGCCTGGTTTCCTGCGGCTTCTTTTGCATAGAAGCCCTGCATAATCTTCAAGAAGTTGTTTGTTCCTGAACCTGTACCGTTAATTGCAAGATCTTCAAGATCGTTTGCAAATGCGCGAGTCATAGAGCGAACTAGGTGATCTTCAAGCTGGGCACCCTCGATATTATCTTCGAGTGCTTCAGTTGCAACTTCCCAGTCTAGTCTAATCTTCTTTGTTACGATCTCTACTTTAGTGAATGCTACGTCTGCGTTTGTGTATGTACCATCAGCCTGATTTGCTGCACGGATTACACGCTCGCCTACATTTAGCTTCTCTAGTTCTGCAGTGTTAGAACGCATAGTTACTCTACGACCATCTAGAGCTAAAACTTGCTGCTCCCAGATGTATTCGATGAACTGGCGGGACTGCTCAGGATTGAGAATACCACCATCATCAGTTGTGCTACCAACGACACCCAAATCACCTGCTGCGGGATTTGTAATTGCGCCAATACCACCAGAGACTACTACGCCTGCGTCTGCTGCTTTTTCTAAAATTTCTTCTGACATTTTACTTTTCACCTCCTGATTTATTACCGATATAAGTCGGCGGAATTGAGGAAACGACCGCCCCACATCGATTTACTTATTTTTTCTCCCTGTACGATCCCGCCAAGATCGCCAGACTTGCGAACAGCCGTGTCTTCCTCTATCGCGGATACACGCTGTCCAAACTCTTCAACATTGCCTTTAACAACCTTTACCTCTTGTGAAACGTTATTAACTGAGCCAGTAAGTTCCCCTACCTTATCTGCAATGCTTTTTACTGCTGCTGCTAGATCTGCTACTGCAACAACTACTGAATCCTTGATTTCATCTACAGATTTCGCCAAGTCTTCATCGCTGTCTGCAGGAGTTGTGGATGTCTCTACAGCTTCTTCTACAGCTTCCTCGTCAGCAGACTTTTCAACAATCTCTTCGACTGCCTCTTCTACTGCTGCTTCTTCAATAACTTCTTCAATTGCCTCTTCAACTGCTTCTTCAATCTCTTCGACTTCTTCGGCGAGTTCTTCTGCAACTTCTTCAGCTACTTCTTCAGACTTTGTTACTAAGTCTTCTGCTGGATCTGTACTCTTATTTCTATTTAGAATTCCCACATTAATCCCCTCCTTTTCATTGTTGTCAGCAATTGACTTGGCTACTTCGTCAACCGCCATTGTTATATCAGATTGTTCATCTGAAACTTTTACAGTATAGCTCTTTATAAGATTTCCGATTGTTTCTGCTTTAGAAGTATCGCTGCTTTCTACAAAACCAATATTTGTCATGTGTCTATCGCAGCTTGGGCAAGAATATTGTGACTTCTCGCTAATAATAACCATTTCGCTTGAGTTGCACCAGTAAACATTCTCTAGGTAGTTTTTCTCAAGGATGTCTGCTCCGTTAAACTTTTGTACAGAAACAACGTTTGAGTCAGGGTTCGCTGGATTATCAACAAGTGAAAGCTCAAAAAGATCATAATCTTTAATCATTCTAATTGGATTATCCATTCCTTTAGTATAAATATCTTCTGTATCATTAATTTTTCCGCCAATAGAAAATCCTGTAAGAATTCTTTCTGTTACCTTGTGCCAGGTATCTTGAGCACCTTTGGATACATATACATCAACAAAGATGCCATTATGAATTTCTCCGCTTTCTTTGTCAAAGTATTTATCTCTTTTAAAAGAAACTACTTTTCCTACTGCTAGGGGTGTGTGTTGCTCTCTTACATTACCCCTAAAACTGTCAAAAGCTTTTTCTGAGGCTTCAATAGAAACAATGTCTCCCTGCTTGTCAACAACATCTGTTGTCGCCCAACCAGAAACAATTCTTTTTTCTGCGTCTATCTTTTGGATAGGCATAAGAATTGAAATGTTTTCGCCGCTTGTATTCCAAAAGGCTTTTTCTAATGAATTCATCTTGTCACCATTGTATCGTTATAATTTAGTAATTTTATCACATTTTATATATTATTGCGTTGTACGACCTTCTCCACCAGCATTTCTTCCTGTTGGAGAATTTGGACCATCTGTTGCATTATTTTGTCTTTCTGTGTCGCGTGATCTTTGGGTAGTATTCTCTGCTCTTTGCTGAGCAGTTAATTGAAGTGGATCTTGTCCACCCTGTCTCATTGGCAATCCAAGCCTCATTCTAACTTCATTTGGAACAACAACCTGGGCCTTAAGATATCTTTCATCAATCTGACTCTGTGTATTTTCATCTGTAAGAGTAAGTTCGTTTAGTTTAAGATCAAACATATCTGTTTTTTCTTTTACAATTTTATTAAGAACCTTCTCCAACATTCTTTGGGCTGGCCTTGATACCTGTTCTTTAAATGTTCTATCATTTGCTAGTGCCGCCGCAATAGACATTCCTTGTCCACCACCAACTTTTGAAATAGGAACCTGATGAGACATTAAGATATCATTTGTATTTGATACATGATACTTTTGGAAAGATCCGTCCTGAATACCATTTTCAATTGGCTCCATTTTAAACTCAACTTTATTATCAGGTGAGTCTGCAGGAAGTGGTAGGAAAAGAGTTCTATGATTCTGTCCACGCAATCCAGACTGCATGAACCTAAATAGTTTTTCCTCTGACTCTGCACTAAGTCTTGCTCCCTTGAGGGTAACAATATAACGAGGAACTGCTTTATTCTCAAAGTAATCAATGTTATATCTGCTAGCTAATTGATCTCCAACAATAGCCATTGATGATGATAAAGCGTCTGGGATACCATAGTAGCTATTTCTAGGTGTGTACTTCTTAAAATGAATAAGCTCGTTTGGTCTTGGATCATTGGTAATATTGTTTGGAGTTTTTTTGTCTTGAAAGTTTTTAAAGAATACTGTTTTTTGATTAACTATTTGAACGTATCCATCTCTTAATCTACGAACACGGATTGTTGTCGCAGGAATATGTCCAAGGTAACCAATTTCTCCAGTTACAGTTCTACCAACTTCCATGTAACCATTCCCTGTTGCTTCATAGTCTGTCCAAACTTTTTCTAAAACATGGGTAAAGGTATCTTCATCATTGCGAGATTCAAGCCAGTCCATTAAATCTTTTTTAGCACGCTCAATTTTTCTATGCGCTCTTCGCAACTGATCATCTGTGTCTGCATCTTCAAGTCTATCCATTACAGCTTCTGTAATGTCAAAGCCGTATCCAAGTCCTACAATATTTGCTACCTTGGCATTGATTGATGAGTGGTTTGCAAAAGAGCTATCAAAAAATGTAGCTAACTCGTCAAGGTTATAGGGTGGAATAACAACATCAAAAAGTCCATACGCTGTTGTAATATCTTGTAAAGGAAGTAACTGCTTTGATTTTGTATCTTGTTCGCCTGTCCAAACTTTGGTCATTCTTGATACACGGCGTTTAAAGTTTGCATCTAAACCATCATACTTTTTTACTTGATCAACTTCTGCATTGAATTCGTCATAAGACTCTTTCTTCGTAGAACTCTTATCTAGATTGTCAATCTTTGCACGGTACTCTATTTCATTATCCATTGCCATACCTCTTAATTCCCTTTGATGCATCCATCCAAGCTCCAATATCGGTTTCAGAAGGGATTAGTCCATCCTTCATTCTATCGAGCTGTTCTGAATGCTCTTCATCTGTAAGTCTTCTTTGTCCTGCGCGAAAGACGGCTTCTCCTTCTGGAAAACCGTAGTACGCTGCTGCTTTTCTAATTTTAGACATTGCCTCAATATCCCCACGACGAGATGGAATATTCATAGTGTTTCCTTCTCCATCTGTCACAATCTTTCCTTCAGGTGTTTGCCAGACGTAGATTCCGTCGTTGCCTTGTTTTTCTATGACAGTTATTTTGGGTTTTGGCATGTTCATGACAACCATTGTACCATAATTTGCCTGACTTACTTAATTTTAGGCAACTGCTGAGCCGAAATCAACTATCTCGCAAACCCCCGCCGTACAACTTAGCTCTTGACTACCAGTAGTTGTATCAACTGTTTCATAAAGACTAAGAACTGACCAATCAATTGTTGTTGGCATCTCACTTAAAGACTTCTCATATTCTTCTTTTGTTATTTCTTGATATGGAGCCTGCTTGTATGTATGCTCTGAAGATGGTAAGAATGAAACTCCTCCAACACTATCAAAGTTATCGTATACCCATGACCCAACTCTTAGCCACTCATCCTCACGAACATTAATTGTTACTGAAGGATTATGTTCTGTCCAGTGCTTACGATATGTTTTCCACATTTCAAGATGATCAATTGCAGTAAGATCTTTAGTGAGTACTGAATTTTTTGGAGCCTTAATTGGAAAATAAAAAACGGTAGTATCTTCTGGCTTCATTACATCTGGTTCATTTGGAATACCAGCATCTTTAAGAAATGATGTTAGTGGATCTTTATTATCTCCACGAACTGATCGCAAGTAGTATTCTGAGTACCAAGGATGAATGCCAGAGGATACCCCAGTCAACTGAGAAACTGTTCCAGAAGGCTTAACGCATGTAATAGATAGGGATGGATTGATTCCAAGCTTCTCTGCTTCTTGGCTATTAGTCAAAACAGATTCTTCTCTTAGTGAATCCAAGATTCCTGGAAGATCTTTGTTATTTGTTGACGTAATTTTATTTCCATATATTCCTGTCAAAGATACTCCAAGAAGCCTTTCTTCTTCGCAGTTATCCTTCCATGTCTTTCTAATGTATTTAAAGTTTGTCAATGTTGATTGCCATGTTCCAAGGATTGTTGCTAAACGAACTTTTTCAGCTAAATCCTCTACCTTGTCATCTGCTTCAATAACTACCTCAGTTAAATTGCAAAACTCATTTGGACGCAGAAGAATTTCTCCACATGGATTTGTACCCATTACCTTTGATGAGTCACGGCGACCAAACTTGTCAACGTGCTTGCGAACACTCTCTATGTTATAGATTCCACGTTCACCAGATTTTGACTCGTATAGGTTTCTCCACTCTCTTAAAAATTGAGCGGTATTTGGTTTAATATTATAAACCGCTGAGTTATTAGCTAATGCACGCTGACCGTTATCTTCCCACCACTGTCCTGACTTTGCTTTAGCCATTTCAAAATCATCAAGATTAGAAAGAGAGATTAGTGCAGAACGTCGTACTCCTCCAACAACTACAACCTCTCCAATCTTACACATTAGGTCATGCGCCTCAATTGATTTAATTCTTCTTCCAGCAGAGTTGCGGAAAATATCAATAGTAAATCTAAATAGAGAATCAAGTGGATCTGGGCCAGATGCTCTTCCACCAAAAGTCTTTAGGCGTGCTCCTGCTGGCCTAACTTTAGTTAGATCCCACTTTGGAATTTGTCCTTGATAAAGAAGTGCAATAAGTTCTTTGTATGATTTTGCCCATCCTAATTTTGAATCATCTACTACAATAACTGTGTCTGTCTTGTAGAGTTCTTCTGCAACAACGGGAAGTAGGCTCATGTATTTTTGTTCAACAGAGAATCCAACTCCAGTACCGTTCATTAAAATATACATTGCTTCATCAAAGGCTCTAGGACTATCCACTGCAATAAATGAGCAGTTGTAAGCTGCAATATGGTCTCTGTCAAGAGCTGGTCCTGCGGTCATCAAAGCACGCATAGAAGGCATGATCTTATGATTAATAACTGCATTACGAATCTCTTCAAAAGTCTTGTCGTTTTCGCTGTAACCATGGTTTGTTACCAAATGGTTTTTCATGAAAGACATGTAACGATCTACTGTCTCTACCCAAGTCTCTCTTCTGTTCTCTGATTCAATCCAGCGAGCGTATCTGCTGATGTGGATAAAGTTTCTGTAAAAGTCTTTGATAGACCCGTGATCGTTAATAAGTGACAATTAAAAACACTTCCTCTGTTAGAATTATATGTAAGGTCAATTCTACCAGACAAAGACAAAGGAGTCAAAATGAAGTTAACAGTCAAAGACATTCACACATATAACAATTTGGTAAGGAGGGGCAAGGCAACGCCTCTTGGAAATGCTAGTCAAATTTTAATTCCAAGGGAACTTGATAATGAAGAAGTTGTGCTGTATGATATTGCCAGTGGAGATGTAATTCACCCAGGGACTAATATGATAGAAAATATTAAGTCAGTTATTGACAAAGCACTATCTAGTTGATACCATAACAGGGTGGAGGGAGGGAATAGATCTAATCTATAAACAAAATAGATAGGTTTTTCCCCTAAGAATAGAACATAAAGGACCACAAACTTGACAATTCATACCTTTTGATGTTATGCTAGATAGGTTGTTGCCGCCGCACAAGGAGGAAAACAGATGAAAACAAAACTGCTAGGAGGTGTATTAGTTATGACGATGGTTCTTTCTGGATCTACAAACTTGGCTAATGCTACCAACGAACAGGTGTATGCTAAGTCTGCACCGAGCACGGCGGAGGCTATTCAGCCTGTCGTAAAAGTTACAAAGGTTGAAAAGCCAAAGAATAAGATATGTAAGAACTGGTTGGTGAAACATCTTCACAAACATGGATTCCGTGGCGAAAACTTACGCGAAGCGTGGGCAATTGTTATGAGAGAATCTGGTGGAAATGAAAAGACAATTTCATCAACCAATGATTATGGAATGTTCCAGTTTAACCACTATGCACATAAAGACGCATCGTGGTGGGACTCAAAGAAATTGCTTACAAGAGATTACAATACTCAAATCGCATATAAGAAATCCAAAGGTGGAAAGACATGGTATATGTGGGATATTGATGGTCATGGTAAATGGAAGGCAGAGTGGTCACCTCGCTCTATCTATGAAAGATATGTAAGCTGGTACAACAAGTACCCATGCAAATAAAATAAAATAGTTAAACCCCCTATCGGAAAACAACCAAAGAAAATAATTTGGTGGCAATGACAATTCGGTAGGGGGTTTTTACTATAGGTCTCTGATTTGATGCATTACTTCATTCCAGTCTTTACCGCGAACTTCCATAGACTGATACTTTTTAATATTTTCCATATTTCTCTCAACGTCTTCTTTACGAACCTTTGGGTCTAGAAGCTCTTCTAAGTGGCCTATCCACTCTCTTTCATTGTTTGCTACTCTTCCAATACCCTGCTCTTCTAAAATGGCGTACTCAGGGCTGTAAGAGGCAACCCATGGCACACCAGCAGCACTATACTCAAGCCCCTTGATTCCAGACTTTGCATAATTAAATCTTACATTGTTAAGAGGAACAAGACCAATATCAATTTTTCTAAAAAGTTCTGGGTAATAGTGAATTGGCTTCATTGGCTCTTTTGTTGTTTTTACTGATTTTGGTATTCCAAGTTGATTAGAAGCCACAGGAGCATTAATAACATTTCCAGAATGATGAAAGGATAGGTGGTTGCTTTCTATAAATTGACCAATCCAAGGTGACAATGTTTCTAGATCCATTGATCTCCATGGAGTAGCACCTACCCATCCTAGGTTGGGGAGTCCACGAGAATGATCTTTTCTTTGTTTCCAACGATCTATGTCTATACCATTACGAACAAGGAATACATTATTAAAACCCTTTTCATTTTTATAAAAATCATAAAGGAATGGGGTAGAAGTAATAATTGCATCTGCATTCTCAATAATAAACATGTAGTGATCTCTATTATTATTAGGATTATTCTTAGGATCTGTAGTAGTGTAAGCCATGTTGGTTTTTTCTAAACCCTCAAACCAATCGTCAATGTCTACAACTATCTTTTGCCCCATCTTTTTTGCTTCCAATATTTTAGAAGCAACTGACTCAAGCATTATTAATTTAAGAACAATTATGTCCCAACCATGAATAGCTTTTTTGTCTGGAACCAGCAATCCAAAACCATGTTCATTATTCCATCCAGGAAATCCAATTGCAGTATCCCAGTCATTCTTTTCTAGTTCTTTCATTGGCAAGAAGCAGCGATACCAAGCACAACCGTTTGGTTGCAAGGGTTTTGTGCCAAATGACCAGTCGTATGTAAGGAAACAAACTGTAGGATGAATATCCATAAAACTCCAATCGTTTTTCTCATTATACTGTAGATGCAGGAAAAGGTCAAGTCCTAGAAAGAAGAGACTTCAAAGGTTTTCCATTTAACATCTGTGAACACATCTGAACCGTTTGAATAAACGCTTAAAGAAGAAATGTCATCTGTAACAGAGACAGATATTCCTAGCTGACTGTTATATTCATACTCTCCATCAATTGTTCTTTGATCTGGGACTGACTTATAGGTTGAGCCCTTCCAAGAAGCCCCTGAAGAACCTACCTCTCCATCGTAAGCATCTTGCCAGGAATTTATTTCAGCTGGATCAGCGGAGTCATTAATATAGACTTGGAACCACTTCTTTTCAATTCTTTTACTTGTGTTCAATAAAAAGTTTGCAAACTTATATTCAATAATATTATTAAAGACTAGTCCAGAATATAGTTCTAATCTGCCAGTGAAGTTGTCACATGTTATTGGGTTAAGGAAACCAAGTGTTACCGATGACCACTGTCTTGGATATAGTACTGGATAATTTACCTTTTCCCCGTCTTGGTAAAATTGTAGATCTTGAAGCTCTTCCCCTGTGCTGTAATCGTATGACTTTAGAAATGCTCTATTTCCCCCGTCTAATGGTTCTAGGTAAAGATCTACATCTGACGTTTCTGTTTTTATTTTAGCAATAACAAAAGGGGTTGTTGGAAAAATTTTCAAAGGACTTCTTGACCAAAACTGAAAACCATTAATGTAGTACTCATCTTCTTTGGCCTTGTTTATTGGAACAATTGCTCCACGAACATAATCAGAGTCAAATATATTTGCGTATATCCCAGAATATTCTGTAAGGTAGAGATACGGAGAAGAGTCTTTGTATATAGTAATTGGATTCTTTTCTTTATAATTAAACAAGTACTTTTCTCTTGAAAATGGAAAAACAGAGTTTGCATACTTAGTACCTATCTCATATGGAGATTGATCATCAAAAGCTAAGGACGATACTTCCATTCTTTTAAGAGACATTTTTTTCTTATTGATTCCCCTGACAGTGAGTTCAAGGTGTATCCCTAGATAGTATTCTTTGAAGTCTGGGAGCTTTGGAGGGAAAATTATTGTATTATCAACAACTGGATACCTTGTATTTTCATACTCTGATATATCAAAAGAAACCACGTTGTTAGAAGAAAGAGTAGCTGTGTTTGTAAAATCTTTATATGGCTTTTTACCAGCATCAGTATACTTTTGAAAAGAAATATAAGATATGATGTTTGCGTCAATTATTTCCCCATCCATCTTAGTTTCTCCATAAATTTCATATCCACCTAGCACAACGTTGGAGATATCTTCGTTATATTTATATATTTTTTCAAAGTCTCCGTAAGTTATTGCCTTTGGACCTGGGGGTAGCTTTACATACCTATGCTGGTCCATTCTTCTTTTGGGTGAGTCTATGTTAAATTGCAACATGTCTAAGTCATAGTAAAGTTCGTTCTGACTGTTTGTTATGTATTTTCCAAAGAATGAAAGTGGTTGAATATCTTCCCAATACCCTGCCACACCAATATCTAAAGTTACAACGTTTTCCTCTTCAATAGGAATTAGAGAATAGTTTGCAGTATAATCTATAAGTCTTTCATAAACATTTTGGCTTTCAGATACTTGATTTATAAAACCATTTTCAAAGAAAAAACTTAAATCTTTTTCAAAAAAGAACTGATTATTAAAGTGAATTCCAAATATTTTACCTAAGAAAGAACTTTCAAAGTATCCACCGACATTTAAAGATATAGCCTCTAGCGACGAAAAAAAGTTTCCAATTACAGAATGCTTTTTTGATTGTATTTCGTCTAGACTTACTCCTGCAACAAAATATTCATTGGCTTGTATAGTTTCAGTTTTAAGTACTGTAGAAGTCCCACTGGAAGATGTGTGATTATAGGTTAGTGAACCTAAGCTCAATGTAACATCTATTTGTTCATTATTTGTTTTATTCTTAAATACAATTATTTTTTGATTAGATGTCTGAGTAACTGGAGATTTAAATACTCCACAAATTGAAGAAAGTCTGTCTGAAATAACTTTCAAACTATCATAGTATATTGTTGGATCTGAATTAAATATATCTTGCTCTACTTCAGAGAACGTAGCAGAAGCAGCTATGTTTTCAGAAAAAGGCTTCATTAAAAAATATGCATAATCTTCTAGATCATTATCGTTTACATTTTTATTTTCTTCAAACCACTTGTCAGTTAAAATTAATTTTGAATTTCTTTTTAGTTGAATTTCTGGCAAATCATAGTCGGGGGTTGTCATGTATGTTGAAGTAGTATCTAAATTGTTTGCATAACCACTTCTCCAAGATGTTAAGTCTGGATATAAAACATTTGTTGAATAACCTGAAAAAGAATAATCAAAGAAGGTTGATTTTGTTGAAAGAATTTCAGTTGAGTTATTTATTTCAGCAACACCCTGTCCATACACAAATCTTCTTTTTGCTATTTCTAATGGTAAAAGATAAGGGGTAATTGATATGCAATCAATCTCAAAGGGGTAAATTAAAGAGCTTCCATATACCCCAATCCAATCCTGATCAAGAAGCTCTGGGGAATATTTATCTAAAAGCGTTACGCTATTTAAATCAAATGGCATGGTGATAACCTGTTCTCCATTTATCAATAGAACTGCCTCTGTCTCTGAGTATTTAAAATGAATTAACATTGGCCTGTACCATTTACCAACAAAATAAGATTTTGAATAATATCCAATCTTTATAGTAATAAATCCTTCTTCTACATATATTCCATCATTAGATTGAACTGGACCAATTATTCTTATTGGATTTGCCGATACGTTGTCCATTCTTACCCAGGCTTCTAATGTGTAATTGTTATACTTACCCGAATCATTTAGAAATCCGCTTCCTGGAAATATTATTGATGGATTATTATCTGGAGCTTCAACAACCCTTGTTGTGTGATTAGAACCAAACACCATGGGGATTCCAAAATTCTCTGCAAATATTTTATTATTTTTAATAAGATAGTAGCCATTCATTTCAGTATTTGTTCCATAAGAATCTAGGGTTACCGAAGTATAGGCAGATGCAGAAGTTAAAAGGTGATGAAGATTATCTGGGAAGTCTTGTTCATTGAATCCAGAGTTTATATTGCTATAATTTTCAGACCACTGACCCAAAGACACTCCATTAAACTGAGTTTTAAATTCAAATAATGGAACTGGTAAATCTAGATATATTGTTCTAATAAAAAAAGTTATATTACTGTTAAGTGGTAAATCAAATGTATGAGAAATTTTTTGCCAACTGGAAGCTGATTTTAATTTATATTCAGAGAAGTACTCTACTCCATCATAAATTACTCCGATTTCAAAAGACTTAATGAATACAGAAACTGCGTGGACATGTGTAGAAAAGCAAGCGGTTCCTCTAGAATTACTAAAGTCTGCTGAACTATTTAAAGTAAAGCTACTAGCTATAGTAGAGGAGTTGGTTGCAGAAGAGCTTTTAGTAAAGCTAGATGAGTTGCTAGAAGGGAAAGGGGTATCTGAATAATCCGATACCTCAGTTTCCGTTAAGTCTGTTAATGTCCAGTTAGCCTGATTTCCAAGGTCTTGCCTTGAATCCGAAAACAACTGCAAAAACGTAATGTTATCATCTAGAGGCCATAAAGCTAATGGGTGTTCTGAAAAAATTTTTTCTGCATATAAGTTAGAATTGGTTACCATTATATCTTAATTTTATCATGAATGAGCGTGAAAATATTGAGATATTTTTTACATTCTACTCTAGTGAGTTATCAAAACTAACCCATTTATCAATAATTTTTTCTGCATTTCTTTTTTCATAAAGATCTTTTACTTGCTGGGATGGATCAAATTCTCCATTTTTTACCATCTTTAATGATTTCAAAAACCCTTCTTTGTATCTTTTTAACAACTCTGACGAAGACTTTGTGCTAAAAAAGTCAACAACAACTCCATGATCCATAGAGGTTTCTGGAAGAACTCCAATATTGCTGTAAACGCACAGGTTTCCAGTAATCATTGCCTCTGCTTGAACAAGGCAACTAGTCTCCTCAAAAATTGATGGGTAAGCGTGTATATGAGACTCTGAAAGCTTTTTTAAGAATGTGTTTCTTGGGGTTTTTCCGTAGAATGTAATTCTTTCGTCTTTTAGTAACTCATCCAATGCAGGGTTTTCTGGTTGCTGTTCTGGATAGAAATCATTATAGATGTCTAGCTGAAAATCATCATCTATCGCGCATACCGTTTGCAATAAAACGTCTAGACCTCTTGATGCTTGAGATGCGTGAATAATCTTGGGCCTTGTGACGTTATCAAACTTAGAAGCATCAAAAGGTATTTTTTCAACCGCATACTCTATAACGTGAATCTTGTCTGGATCTATTCCTAGCTCAATTGCAGTTCTTTTTTTATGAAAATTAGAAAGAACTACAACCTTATGAATAGTTTCCAGAAAATCTTCCTTTTTTAAAATACCTAGCCCTCCGTCATCTACTTGATTTGGATTTAGGTGAAGCCACAAGATATTTTTCTTGTCTTTATTAAAAACATCTTCTAATGAATGTGGTCTTCCAGGTATTGATATACATCTATAGTTATGTAAATTTTTTATTTCAGGAAGAACATTTTTATGAAACCACTTGGTTGCCACTTCTGTTCCACCCAAGTTATTATTTTCCCATGGAAAAATATCTTGCATGTAAAACTCCTAAAATGTAGTTAAACTAAAAAACTATTTTTACAAAAGACTTTACTCTTCAATTGAGACTTGTTCTTCTTCTAAGCCTGTTTCTAGCTCTAGCTCTGTATTTAGCTCTGGCACTGGCTCTGGTTCTGGCTTTGACTCTCTTTCAGAATCTTTTGAAATTCGTGGAAAAGGTGCATCTTCATTTTCAAGTGAGTCTAGAAACTCTATCGCCCACTCTGTAGCATCTCCAATGCTTTCAAAATCATCCCCATTAGGCCAAAACGGTTGTCTTAGTCCAGGAACATCTGCTCCATCATAAAACACCTCAACTGTGTATGGTGCTTCTTCTGATATTGTATATCTGTTGTTATGCATTTTTAATTCCTCCTTTACAGTATTTTACCATGAAATCTTTACTCTCTTTGTGTGTTCAACAAGAACTTGTGGATCAAAGTATATATCCATTTCGTTTCTATAAGCATCTATACACCAGGATATATCTTCTCCTATCATAACTGCAATTGTTGTACCGTCGCTTTTTTGCATATTTTGTGTGTAGTGCTTAAACCAAGGTCTTTCTATTTTTTCAAATACACCAGACTTCATTGCTATAAAGCCAAATCCAGCACTTTGAATCTTTGTTACTTCATTCATGTTCATAATTTCTTGTCTTGGGAAATATTCATTGGTCTCCCAGGAATGGACGCTTGTAGTTTGATTATCTGCTAAGAGATAGGCACCTGTAATTATGTCATGATCTGATTCGTATAGTCTAAAAAATTGCCAGGTTTTCCAGGATATGTCTGAATCAATCCAAAAGATTTTATCATAAGAAACTGTTCCACCTAATGGACCAGTGTCATCTGGATTTAAGGAAGTAGTTTCTCCTCCTGAAGACATTGCTAATTCTCTTGCATTATATACTAAAGAACCAGAGGCATTTAGAAATTTATAAGTTATTCCTCTATTTGAACACTCTGCTAAAGTTTCAGCTAAACTTTTTACATATTCCGCCTCCATTGATGAACCTGGAGTAACAATTAAAACATTATAATGCTTCATTTTTTCCTTTTTTTTAGGTGTTTTTTACTGTATATATTATATCATAGGGTTATTTTCCAGGCTAATTTTCTAGCTCTATCATAGAAGAATAATCCAAGGGTAGTAATCCACGAGACTGAGCATAATCCAAAGAACAACTAGCAAATTGATCTGCCAAACTATTTAACCAATTTACTACCATCTCATGTGAGGGTGCTTGACCATCAGCAATTAATCCAGATTCTTGTGATAATAGGCTAGTTACATGGGCCTGAGCTACAGCACCGTTAATTCCAAGTTGAAACAAATAAATATGATTTCCTTCATCAATAATTCCACCGCGTGAACGTGCTGCTGTCAATGCTTGCATAAACGCAGTCATAACATGGTGTCTAGCCTGATCCATTTCATATTCTTCTTCAGATTGATGACCAATAATATCTACTATTTGATCATATTGCGTTGTTAAAAATGCAAGTTTTCTTATTGCTCCCCGTGCAGCCGCCTCTGTTCTTACTAGTTCACTTTTCAATTCATCAATATCAATAATTAAATCTTCAGAATCAAATCCTGATGCAACTAATAATTCTTGTTCTTTACGACGAATTTGTACATCTTTACGACGTACTGCTACTGATGCTTCTTCTAATGCTGCCCTTGTTTTTAAAATACTAGCAAGTAAATGCTTTGCTGTTTCGCTTGCTGTTAAATCAGTAACATCTAGAGCAACTGTTTTAAATTGTGAAGAAGATTTTTGAAAAATCTCAGAGTCACGAGCAACAATTTCAGCATGATTAGATACTTTTTCTGTTATTTCTTTATATTGATTAGCTTTTATAATATTGCTCATCCTAGACCCCCATGAGCGTTTGAAAGAGCGGCAAGGGAAATTTGCACCTCTGTTAAGTCACCAAAGCTTGTTGCGTTGGCAGTAGTGGCTATGGTTATGTAGTCTAGGGTGTTAGAACCGCCATAACCACCACCAAAGATACCACGGGTTGTAGATGAACACGCAGCAAGCTCACGCCTTGCAACATTCAAGTCACCAAAGTCTGTTGCATTACCAGTAGTAGCGATAGTAATATAGTCTATTACGTTGGAGGGACCATTACCGCCACCAAATACACCGCGAGTTGTGGATGAGCACGCAGCAGTTCCTTGTCTAGCAATTGTCAAGTCACCAAAGCTTGTTGCGTTGGCAGTAGTGGCTATGGTTATGTAGTCTATTGAGTTAGTAACTGGGCTTGATCCAGCAAAAACACCGCGAGTTGTGGATGAGCACGCAGATACCTGTGATTTAGCAGCCGTTAAGTCACCAAAATCTATGGCGTTGCCAGTAGTGGCTATGGTAATGTACTCCATGGTGTTGGTAAAGTCTCCAGTATATCCACCACCAAATACACCGCGAGTTGTGGATGAGCACGCAGCAATGTCTTTTGTAGCAGCCGTTAAGTCACCAAAATCTATGGCGTTGCCAGTAGTGGCTATGGTAATGTAGTCCATGGTGTTGTAATTAGAACTGCCAGAAAACCCACCACCAAATACGCCGCGAGTTGTGGAAGAACATCCAGCAAATGCATATCTAGCAACGGTCAAGTCCCCAAAGTCTGTTGCGTCGCCTTGAGAAGAGATGGTGATGTAGCTCATCGTATTGGTGTTAGATGTTTGGTATCCTCCACCAAATACACCGCGAGCAACTATTCCTCCTTCTACTACCCCATCTGCTTTTGCAGAAATAAGAAGTGACCAGTTAGAGGAAGCAGATAATGTTCTCAAAGTCCAATTAATACCATCGGTGGAGGTGTATGCATTGGCAGAGTTTCTTTCTACAGAAACAAACTGGTTGTCAACGTACTCTATATCATACCAAACTGTGCTATTTGGCTTAGTGGTAAGGGTCCAAGTAATTCCGTCTGCGGAAAGTGCCACATCCCATGAATTTCCTACTGCAACAAATGTATTATTTCCAAAAGCAACTGCATTGTATATTGTAGTGTTTGCTGCAGGTATGGTGCTACGGGACCAAGTTTGAGCATCGTATGAGTAAATTGATCCAATATTTGCTCTAGTTCCTACTCCAACCATAATGTCTACTGCAGATAAATTTTTTCCTACAGCAAAATCATTAATACTTAAGGTTCCAGTAGGGTTGGAAAAACCTGTCCAAGTAATACCGTCAGTTGAGTGATGAATGTTAGGGTTATTGTTAGTAGAACTTGCCCTAACAAACCTTCCTAGACCATATTTAAAGGCAGATCCAGAACCAGTTGTGCTTGGGGAGCTGCCTACTGTCCAAGTGATCCCATTAGTGGAGACTGCTGTTACTGTTGAAGCCTGGGCCGTTATGATGTATTTGTTTGATCCGTTGTAGGCTATTCCCATAGTACTTGGGTTAGTGTTTGCTGTGATAAATGTTGCAGGGAATAGATTGCTAAGGTTCCAAGACACGCCATTGGTTGAGTAGATAACTGACTTTCTTCCTGCTGCCACAAACTTGCTGCCATCGTAAAGTCCCTTGTACTTTTCTCCACCTATTGCTTGAGTTGCGGCAGTCCAAGTGATGCCATCAGTGGTAATGTTTGTTACTGACTTGTCATCTAGGGTGACCATGGTGATGGGCTGGGCAGGGACAGAAACAGGAGTTTTTGTGGTGTAGGCTTGATTCTTAGAGATGAGTGCAGTCCAAGTAGCAGAGTTAGTGAGTGATCTTGAAGTCCAAGTAATGCCATCGGTAGAGGTGTATGCATTGGCTGAGCTTCTTTGAACAGCAACAAACTGGTTGTCAAAGTATTCTACGTCATGCCAAGTTGTGCTATTTGGCTTAGTAGTAGAAGTCCATATAACTCCGTCTACGGAATAGGCTACGTTGCTGGT